GGCGCCATTGCCGCACCCGTCACAATTTTTGATAAAGTCATTTTGCTCTCCTCTCTCTCTTCAACAAATCAAAGAATGTCCCCTCGCGTAAGACATAAAATCGGGGTGCGCGATCAGTGCGCACGCACACAAAGTCTGCGTCATCTTGTGAGAACGCTTTTGTGATAAGCGCCAAGCCGCGCTTTGTTCGCTTGCACTCGCCGCGCCACTGCCCCTCGATCACAACGTCACCGCTAAATTCTTCTCCTAATTCATTTTTAAAAGCGCCTGATCCAAAAACCCGTGTAGCTTCAAGTCCGGCCTCTTGCGCGGCTACCACGACCTCGCGCTCCAACTCGTAGCCACGCTCTTTGTTTCGCGCACCTCGCCTCATTGGCGTTTCTCCCAAGCTCTCTGAAAATCATTGGCTGTCACTTCATTTCGTGTAAGCCTTGTGATCATTTCTGCGTGCCTCGCTGACGGCCTAGTTAAGCCTTGGCACCAGTAAGTCACGGCTGGATGAGAAACACCCAGTGTTTTTGCAAACTCCTGTTGCGTCATGTTGTTTTCTAACAGCCAGTTTATGATGTGCATTTATTTTACCTAATGTACATTTTTATCTGTAAGTAAAAATTACACTGTTCACAACATCAAAAAGCTGTACAACTTATGTCTATTCGTGTAAAAGAATGTCAAACAAAGGGGGAAAAATTGACAGATAGACGCAATCGAATTGCAGTTCTTGCAGCGGAAAGGGGCAAAACAATTTCGGAACTTGCCGAAATTGTGAATGTAAAGCCACACACTCTTCGCCGTTATGCACGCCATGATTCCGAACCACGGCTGGAAATGGCACAGCAAATAGCTGACAAACTGCAAATATCTTTGGAGAGCGTCCTCGGTACAGATATTGTCGAGCCAGTTACAACACCAGTTGTTGCGGCTTCAAATAACACCATGCCAATATATGGTGCGGCGCAGGGTGGGCCGGGTCACGACATTACAAACATTGAGACCCCAGCCGATACCGCCCAAGTTCCCCCTTATCTCTCCGGCGCGACCGATCCGTATGGGGTTTTTGTCGTGGGCGACAGCATGGAACCCCGCTTCTACAGCGGAGAAACTTTACTGGTTCATCCTGGTAAACCTGTCCGCAAAGGCGATTGGGTAGTGGTTCAATTTGAGGATGGTGATGGGGTTTATGCTGTGGTTAAAAAATTTGATCATAGTAATGATAAAGATGTTCATCTTGAACAGCTTAATCCTCCCAAACCGATTCGATACGCCCGTGATTCTGTTCGTGCTGTTCATAAAATCGTGGGCGCTCAATTTCCTTAAATGTCTGTTACGTACATTTTTTGTTTGACATAGACATAAAACATCATGTAATGACATATAGTCATAACAAAGATGGAGTGTGTTATGTTCAAAATTCTTGCAGAAGCCGGTGTTTTGACCGCTGGTTTAATTACAGCATATTTCTTTTTAGTTACAATTTGTGCGTTTTCTGATCGATGCTCGGCGGGGTGGTAAAAAATGACCCAGCCGAAATTACTTTCTGTAAGGGATGCATGCCGATATTTGTTTGGTGATTTTAACCGCTCGCTACAACAACGAATGTACGGTTTGCTTGACGCAAATGAAATCCCGCGCGTCAAGGATGGTAGAAAATATTACATCCCTCGACACAAGTTGGACGAGTTGATGGAGCGCGGAAGTTGAATAAAGTTTTTTACAATCATAATGGCGTACCAAGCCAAAAACGTGGGCCGCTATATGACACTGTTGATCGACCCTTACATTATGCGCGTGAAGGTATTCCAGAGGTTTATCCGTTTATAAAAGGCCGTGACCTTAATTATGCTGAAGGCAACATTGTAAAATACGTTTGTCGCTGGCGGGAAAAAGGTGGAGTTGTCGATCTTGAAAAAGCGCGTTGGTATCTTGAAAAACTTATAAAAGATGCAAATGATAAAAAATTATAACTACAAAAAAATTACTACTGTTGAGCGAAATAGATATAATTTGCACCTGGTTAAGCGATTAAAGGATTATTGGAAAGAAAAAGGGTATGACTTTAAAGGCTACACCCACAAGGGTGAAATTTACACAAATATGTTAAATGGATTGCCGCCAAAAAAGTAAATAAAAAAAACCGGCTATGCAGCCGGCTCAATTTTATTCATTATATCTTCAATTAAATCTTCTCGCACTTGTGCAAACATTGGAAACATTTCGTCATCAATGTTACGACTGAGTGCCTCAACCTCGACCAACAATTCTACTAATTGCTGTTCGCTGAGTGATGTTTTTATCTGCGTCATACAACAAGTATACATCACAAATAATTTTTAAAAACACAAATCGTACCACAAAAATGTGCCACATTATTGTGGGGTATTTTTTTCGCAGGTTTTAGCCATTTATTGATATAACATTACATTTTTCATCGACAAAATCGGGAAATAAATCTTTATCGACCATAGGATTAAGAGCAACTTGAAGCTCTTTCGGATAAATTTTTTGATGAATTGCGTGCCATTTTATAGTTTCTTGCGCCAGCGCATGAAGACTATATTCATCTTTATACATATGCTGAATATTGTTTTCTTTTCGAATATTAAACCACGCCGCCCAATAATGTGGCACTATTACAAATTCAAAGACTAGTAGAGTAAGAACGCTCGGAAAAAACAGTGTAATTCTTTTATCTGTATGTGAATGTTCTTTGACTATTGAACCTTTTTTTACCATCATTTGGAGTGGACGATCTGCTTTTTTACCTACTTTCCCCAACGCATCTTCTAAATCTAACCGCGAGGTGGGCTGATCGTTGTAAAAATCAAGCATAATTTTAAACAGACAATTGTATCGAGGCGTTTCATCAATAAATTCGTTCATCTCATGAAACTCGCGGAGGTGTTCGTTTTTTTGTAAATATTGCAATCGACACTCAGTAAAAAATTTAAGTGCTTTACGCATTTTTTGTGCTTCTAATGATTTCATCGTCGGTCTGACAAAACGTGGATCTTTGCCGCTTTCAAGTGCTTTTTTCACATTGTTGGTAGGCAATGTTTGCCAGTCGTCAACACTGACGTATTTGTAATATTCACTCATTATACTCTCCCCCACTTGCCGCTTGCGCAATTCTTTTTCCAAGTTTGCGATCTTTTCTCGCTTCTGGCAACCAGTGACCATATTGGCGCTCGGTAAATGCAATCGAGTGATGGCCCATCAAGCGCGTGACAATAGCGTCCGTTTCTCGCAGTTTGAAAATTAACAGGCTGGCAAAAAAATGTCGCAGATCATGCCACCTTATTCTTGCAACTTCTGCGCGATCACACGCTTGGTGCAATCCTATTTTTCTCCACCGATCAGTTGAAGCATAGCCACCACTTTGATTTGGGAAAATTAAATTCAACCGTCGTTGTTTAATTGGCTGTGCTAATTTCCATTCGCGCAAGTCATCGACCAAGGCATCAATTTCTATTTGTCTGTTTGAACGATATGTTTTTGTATTGCCAACGCCTTCGCCTTTTTTATATGCTTTATTAACATTAACAAGGCACTCATCAAAATCTATGTCATTCCACGTCAGCACTTTTTGCTCACCAGCTCGAAGTCCAGTAAAAGCTGCAAACTTTATTGCAAGTTGAAATTCTTTATCAGCACACTCGATAATACGCTGCACGTCGTTTTCACCAATCCGATCAATCGGTTTTTGAGTCGCGGCTGGTTTCCTCGGCAATTTGACTATTGCGGGATTTACCACAAGCACATCAATTTCTACGAGCCACGCACAAAAATGTTTGAAGATATTAAATTTATTTACAGCAGTTTTGTGAGCGCCGTTTTCAAACAACTGGCGAACAATATCGCGTTTTATAACACCAGCACGCAAATCTCCAACATGCATTGATTTTAATTTTTTACCATCGTAGTACAAATTTGATAATTTGAGCAGTGCAACTCTTTTGTTATCAACGTGTGCAATACCCATTTCCCCGCGTCTGGAGCGCGCATCTTCATCATCAATATACTGAATTATTGCTTCTTCAACGGTCGGTGTTTTGGTGGGGTCAGTCCAATCACCCCGTCTGGCTATTTCTGCTTTGACTCGTGCAACATGCGCACGCGCTTCTTTTACTGTTGCAAAATGTTTTACACCTTGATTGTCTGCCCGCAAGTCGGCAACGAAGCGTTTTTTTCTCTTATCATTCACCCTAATCGACATCTCTCTCTCCTCGTGTTTTGTTTATTATGTAACATTTTCTTACATAATGTACAATAAAAAAACGTCAGGTTCTCATGCTACTGGACGTTTTGAACACCAAAATGTTACCGAAATGCTACCGGGAGGGATTTTTGCCAAAAAAAAATGACCTAGCAAAAACACTAAGTCATTGTTTATATTGAGTTATTTGTTGGTTGCGGGGGTAGGATTTGAACCTACGACCTTCAGGTTATGAGCCTATCGTGCTACCGAAAATAACCTCAATAAATTCAATGGGTTAGTGCTTAACCCGTTGCATCTCAATAGCTTTTGAATGCACATAACATGTTACTTTATGTAATAAGATGTTGTCAAATGTAAACATTCAATGTTACCAAAATGCTACCGGGCGACTTGGAACCTGACGTCACACAGCACGCATTCGAGCTATAAGCCGATTGGAGCGATTGGGGGTTTGTTTTTGCCACCGTGAATTATGCATCTCATCGGCGGCGCGGTCGTATTGGGGTGGGAAACTTTCAATGGCGGCAATCATTTTTTTAAAACGTGACAGCCGTGGACGACCAAGTTGAAAACACATGTTTGCTAATATTAGTTGTACCTCGTCAGGCTGTTGATCCCAGCTAAGAAAAATATCCTTACAGTCGGCGAGAGTGACCTCGATGTCTTTCTCAAATAACTCATTCACCCGCTCGTCAGTCACCTCGGCGCCTAGAGGCAAATCATACTCTGGCTCACCCTCTCGACATAGGTGTCCAATGCCCACGGTCTTGTGACCGAGGCTGCAAGCATAGCTGTGTGTCACACGTCCTTCGTCCGCCTCAATTTCTGTTCGCAGTTGCTCGATATTCATTTTCTGAACGCCTTGACCACACCACCGACCAGAGCCGGTACGCTGTTCTTTAAAACGGATATGCCCCAGATGCCGCCGACCATGCTCAACACAATTTGGATGTACCATTCGGGCATGGCTTTCAGAGCAACATCAAAATATGCTTGAACACTTATTGGATCAAAAGCCGCCCATATAAGAGGAGCAGTGAAAACAGCAAAAGAAATACGGCGCAACCATTTATCTTTGTCACGCAGATTCGCCATTTCCCATTCGTGATTGTTCGAATTTTTATCTCGTAACAGCCGCGCCTTGTTTTCGACTTCGGCTTTTTTTAATTCTTGTTTACTTAAAACATAATCCTTAACGCCGTTTACAACTGGCTGAAGAACACCCCCTAGCAATCCAAGCATCATTCGCCCTTCAATTCTTTTACACGGTGACGCAGAACTTCAATCGCTGTATACAAATGGCCCATTCCACCCTTTTCGGCATCTGCTTTTCTTTGCAGAATATCAATTTCAGTTTCTAGCAGATGAACTTTGTTTATATCGACAGTATTCATTTTTTTTGCCCC